CAACATAGAGCTGGTCAAGCAATCATGGGTCACGCCATGCCTAACTCCAGAGGTACAAATGCTTCTGGAAAAAATAGATGTGGTATGTGGGAAAGATCAAGAATCATTACTCATGGATATGTGGGTGGTGGTTATAAAGATTCTAGTCCTTGGAAAAATGTAAATAGAACTAATCATAGTACTGATACAACGACTGATCTTGGTGACAAGATGAGTCAGAATGGAGCGTATATTGATGGTGGTCACAGTGATACTCATTTCTACAATTTTGCTATAGATAATAGTTTCTCTGGAACTAATGATGATGTTTGGCGAATGCAGATGAGTAATGAGTCTGGAACTGCTATGGATAATACTATGGGAGCTGTTAAAGAAGACTTAGGTGTCTTCATGGATTATCATCATGAAGGTCAACACCTTTATACTATGGGTGGTTCTAATAGTACTGTTGATAAGTTCAATATGAACAGTCATAGTCGTAGTGGTGCTGCTGGAAGTCCATCTGGAGGTCATTATACTGCTTCTGCTCAAGGAAGATTAAGAGGATGGACTAGTATTGATAGTTCAAGATATTATTACACTTTTTCTACTGATACTTGGACTTCTTGGCCTGGTACACAACCTGGAACTAATGGATGGGGTAAAGCAAACTCTAGTTATATGGGAGCAACGTACTTCAAGAACCAAGGTAACTGCGGTACTCAAATTTGTAGACACGATGATTATACAGGTTCTCAATATTCTGTCTACGATGTAGAATATTCTGGTGAAGAGAATTATCAGATGGGTAACTTTAAAGGTTATTCTTTAGGTAATTATAATGGTGCTCAGAATAATAATTCTTATAAGATGAGTTATACTAGCGATACATGGAGTCAAGGTGGTAATAGTATGGAACCAAAGGGACATGCTGGAATGTCTTCTGCTGGTTGTGGATCTGCTTCTAACTTTGTCAATACTTCGTATGGTGTTACTCCACCTTCATACTAAATACAGAAAAGATTTGAACAATGGCTAAAAAGTATTTTCTTGCAGACTTAGATGATTTGCCAAATATATTTAATGAGGGCAAATTAACTCATTACAGTTCACATTCTGGAAAGTTTGCTATATGTGGATGTGAAGAAGAAGATTACAATACTCATATAGTACCACTTAAATCTGGTGAAAATAAGAAACCTATTGAAGATATAGTAGATGAAGAAACTGCTATTGAAGCAAGTCGTTGTTGGGGTGATACAAGAGCAAAGAGAAGTGAGTGGGTTGGTGATAGTGATGTAGATAAGTATACATCAAAAACTAAAATAGATATTACTGATGATATGAGATCTAAAACTCTCATAGTAATGAAACAAGCTGCAAAGATGATAGTTCAATTAGGAATTGATGCATCAGCAGGTGATCCATACAATGAATCATTATTAACAGACATTGATAATAGTGCTACAGTAACACAGATAAATATAATATATGAAAACTATCTTGGGGTTGATATTCCTCACCAAGATGCTACTGATTTGAATAAGTATGAAAGCGATGGACACACCAGAAAATATGATGCGTCAAGAAATAAACCTTCGTTCATCTAGTAGAGATGAGTATGACGAATGGTTAATTGACAATTCAGAACATAATGCATTTGGTCAAACAGAATATCAATGTATTAATTACGTTGCAGAATCACATCCAACTAAATATGCTGCTATTAGACAAGCATGTTTAGAGATAAATTCTAGAGAGCAATCTATAAAAAAATGCAAGATCAATAAGAGAAAAAGTGATCTTCATATTAAGCAATTAGAAAAACAAAGAGATGAATCAGATGATCCTTTAGAGAAGGAGATGATTCAATGTGATATTGATTTGGAATGGATGGATAATCATGTTTGGGAAAAGAAAACACTTCAGGGTTATCAAGAACAGAGATACTTTTTAGATTATGTTAAAAGAGAATGTGATGAACAAGAAGAAGTTAGAAGATTTTTAGATGGTGATCGTGATGAAGAGAATAAGTATTGGATTGCTAGAATGGCAAAACAATCTGCTGTTGACATGCTTTCTTCTGGAACTATAAACCAAGGTAACATGGAATCAATTCTTCAGATGCCACAGGAGCATCAGAGGTTAGCATTCAATGCTGCAATGAGATATAGTGGTGTTGTAAATACTGGAATTGATCAAATGAGATTAGATGCAGAATCAGAAATTAAATATCTTGATAAAGATACTGGTACTAGAAGTCGTTTATTGACAAGCGAAATAGAATCTAATCAACTTAGAATAACTGATGGATAAGGTTTTTAGCCTACCGATAAATCCAAAGTTTGATCCACAATTTATTGAAACTAAATTCTTAGATTTCTTAATTAGAAATAAGGATTATATTTTTGATTTATATTTCACCTGTAGAATGCCTCCTTTTACTCAGGATGCTATGGGTGAAGTTTTTATGTCTGAGGACATGGAGCTTGATGTTATTGGAATGTCTAATTGGATAAGTCAAGAAACAGGAATACCATTATCAGCAACATTCAATAACATTTATGTTAGACCAGATCAAAAAAATCTAGAAGAATGGATTATAAATTTTAAACAATTATATGATATTGGGATTAGGATAGTCACCCTACCTCATACATCATGGGTATTAACTGGACAGATACAGAAAGAATATCCTGAGTTATACATTAAGAATACTATACTTAGAGAAGTTACTAGAGCAAATGAAGTAGTTGAATTAGCACAAGCAGGTTTTCATTACGTCAATCTTGATAGAGATTTGATGAGAGATAGGGATAGACTCTTAGAGATTAAAGAAGCAAAAGAATACTGTGCTGAAGAAGGATATCCAGTTAAGATATCTCTCTTAGTTAATGAGGGATGTTGGGGTAACTGTCCTATAATGACAGAACATTATCATTATAATAATACTAGAAATGTAGACGATCCTCAATATTTCAATAGTAGAATTAGTAGAATCTCATGTAGTAAATGGGATGCACTTGATGGTGTAGCATCACTTAAGGCAGCAAATCTTCCACCTTGGAAAGAGGACTGGGAAGAGATGTTAGATCTGGGTATTGATGTATTCAAAATGCATGGTAGAGAATCTCCATCTAGACTCATGGAGTCAATGGATATTATTAATAGATGGGCGTTAGATAAGGATATATTATTTCCACAATATAAAAAGTATATTGAAGATGTAGATCTTAAGGAAAGACCTATTGATGTATGGAGAGAGAAGATTAAGACATGTCAATTCAATTGTTGGAAGTGTAATTATTGTGATAAGGTTTATGAATCTGGTAAAGGTAATAACAAAGTACATCCTAAAATTCCATTCATTATAGATGCCATTGATAAAGCAGAGAAAAAGGAAAGTAAATATACAGGAGTATCAATAGAAGCATTGACTTCTGATATCACCAGACACTTTCTTAATAATATTTGTTCTTATGATGGAACGAAGTATCTTGAGGTTGGTGTGTATGCAGGTGGTACTTTCTATTCAGCATTGCAAAATAATGATATTAAAGGATATGCTGTTGATGATTTTGAAAAAGCATATGCTCCTTGGAGAGATGACATTGAATTTGTAGGACATAAAGATCCTAAGAAAGCATTCTTACAACCACCTTGGTGGCCAGATAAGAGATATGATTTTGAATTACTTGAAGGTAAAGTTGTTGATATAACTGTACCAGAGAAATGTAATGTTATATTTTATGATGCTGATCATGATCCATTACAACAGTATAAGAATATAAATCACCTTCTTCAATTCTGTGAAGATGAATTCATCTTATTGGTAGATGATGCTAATATGCCTGGTGTGGTAGAATCAGTAGAGGATTTAGTTAAACATAAAAAATTAAACGTATTGTTTGAAAGAAAAATTCTTACATCTATTCCAGAAGATCAATCTTCATGGTGGAATGGAATATACATTTTATTAATACAAAAATGATTGATATAATTGATAATTACTTACCAGAAGATGAGTTCTTCAAGATGTTTAATTATATGAAAGAACATCAATTTGATTGGCACTTAAGTACTATAGTTAGTACTGATGGTGTTCCTGGTAATATGCAATTATGCCATACCTTTCATAATATGCATCAACATAAACCAAATACTTTTGGTATTGTAGTTCCCATGATAAGAAAACTTAATCCTGTTGCTATAATGAGGATTAAAGCTAACTTATCATTGGCCACAAAAGAGGTTGAGGAAGGTCGCCTACATATAGATATAGTGGATGATGATACTCCTGATTGTGTGAGGACATCTATACTCTATATGAATACTAATGATGGTTATACAGTTTTTGAGGATGGAACTAAAGTTGAATCTGTTATGAATAGATTTGTGACTTTTCCACACACCTTAAGACATGCAGGTACTACATGTACCAATGCTCCTTTTAGAATGGTTATCAATTTTAATTATGTTACAGGCAATATTAAAGAATGAACTCTACATGGGTTACATTTTTGGGATAATGATCCTTGGTGGTTTTATTAGAAATTATCATGTATTGGATGATGTATACTCTTTAATTAAAAAGTATGTCAAGGATAACCGCATCCTTATTATTCTTACTAGTATTTTCGGTGGTGTATTACCTATTCCTGGTAGGGTTGCACTATCAGCTCCTTTACTAGATGCCATAGCACCACCTGATAAGAGAAAGAGAAGTGCATTTGGTATCATTGATTACCTTTCAACACATCATTATTATTGGTGGTCACCACTAGAGAAGACAGTGGTATTACCAATGGCAGCATTGGGTATTAGTTACACAACTTATCTTGGATACACTATAGTTCCACTTGTTATTTGTTTAGGATATACTTGGTGGTATATCTTTTCTAAAGTAGATCCCGAATCAGTTGTACCTAATTTAGAATATATTCAAGACTTTAATTGGAAGAGAGCATTGAGAGGATGGGCTCCTTTTATTGCAACACTGTGGTTCTTACTATGTGTAGGTAAAGCAGGAGCAATATTCTTCTTTCCTTGGTTCTTTGGTATGGCATGTTATTATAGTATCCTTTGTAAGGACTGGAATTGGGGTAAGTATCTTGATGGTAACTTCGCTATTATTGCTACTGTGGTATTAGCATTGGGTGGTGTAGTTAAACAGATACATGGCCCAGTCATGGAGTATTTGAAGGGTGCATCTCCTGATATGATTATTCCTGTTTCTATTGTTGCAGCAATTGCAGCATGGATCATGGGATCATCAGGTAAGTATGCTGGTATGACATCTGCTCTTGTAATAATTTTTGGACCTCAATACCTTGTATGGTTTCTTGCTACAGAGTATTCTGGTTATTTACTATCACCAGCACATAAATGTTTGATGATTGGTCAACAGTACTTTGGCACACCTATTCGTAAGTATTACAAGGTACTTGGTGGATTATGTGCTTGGTTAATTGGTTACGCTTTTCTTACTACGTTTTTAGTATAATAAATACCTCTAGGAAATTATAGGTATATGGTATGGCTGAACCTGCCAGTAGAT